AAAAAACAGAGCGTTCGACCTTCATGGATCGATGAAACTTGGACGAAGCCCCACAAAGAAATGCCCCTAGGTCAAGTTAAATGTATGTTTTATAGCCGTTTTGCGAACTTCCTGAAAAATTCATACGTATACGTCGAAAAGAAAAATGTTAAACCTGACCTTTACGACGTCGGACTTACCATCTTAAGAGGCTTGGATTTTCGTCGACGCCAAAGTATTTCGACCCACGTGCACGCTTTATGGGACCTGTTTGAAAACCATTTGCACGCTGTGAATCACGTGTCCCCAAAGGCGATACTTAGCGAAGCTAAGCACGTCACCGGCCGCCTTTCGGAAGACTTTTGGACACCAAAAGTGGTAGTTATAGAACGAGTCGACAAGCACGCTAAAGACAGCGATATTGCATTAATGTTCAAATCGATAAAACCGGATGCGCCTGGTGAAAGGAGTGACGATGACGTAGGTATGAATCTCGACGCGCCTCGAATCAATATTCTTCAGGATGCGATCGTTAGAGAAAATGAAAATTTGAGAAATAATTTTCACGTCGATGAATTAGGCATCAGAATGATCCCGTCCAAGGGAGCTCTGGCACCTGAGATGATTGACAAAATGTCCACCGTTTTCCCCTTGATGGATCTTACCCATGCGAAATCGCAAGCGAAAAAAGTGGGTAAACGGAGCGTTAGTCAGCACCCCAATGCCAGATACTCAGCAGACGTGGCGCAAGCTACGATGCTGTTTCGCTTAATTAAAAGTATTGACAAGCGCGTCGTCTTGATCGATATCGGTGCCAAATACGCCAGGAATGTAAATTGGATTAACCGCATAGCCCAGGTTCTTGACAAAACACATTTGATAATATACCAGCCCGTTCGCATGGAAACGGCCGCGTATGACAGTATTTATAATCTCGAAAACGAGCAGCGTTATTCGAGGATAGAACATTTGAATATCACTGCGCTACCGGTTAGGACAGCCGATTTTAATTCCGTGTGGAGTGAATTCGATCAAATGACAGGCTTCGTTGTGTGTCTCGCTTTCGACGTGTTGTATTACGTACCCCATCTCTTACATACCCCAGTAGAAATTGTGGCAAATGTTAATCAATACCATATAGTCGGAGGTGTGTCTGAGATGCCCTTCAATGAAGGCAAAATCGAGTTCTTTGATGATAAGTTGAACGTGTATATGGAAGGAAACGGGAACATATATAAGCACGACAGTTACGACTTTTCCGCACTGAACAGCGTCTGCAATAGATGGAAAATCGGTATCTGTGAAACTTTGTGCATTTGGAAGCCTGCCCACGTGCTAGAGCTGCCTAATCGAATAAATTCTATAAACTTGGCAGTGAACTTTGATTTAGCTAAGCGACTATTACAGTTTAGAAACACTTTATCGAAAGCGAATGACGCCGCTCTTCATATTCTAGCTAAAGATGCACCGAAAAGCCACGCCACCATCGCCAATCTCGACAAAATAAATGAAATACTCGTTAAGCACGAGAGTCAAATTGTTAGGGCTCCAATCACATTCGACCGACCCATCGACATGGCCAAGTCGTTGTCGTGGAGCCAATATATACAATGGTTACCATTTTTGTTGAAAGAGAAATATTATTGTTGTAATAGATGCACTAACGATTCTTGCTGTCCAAGAGCGGCTAGATCCGCGTTGATAAAATTGGCATACGACTTCCCGGAGGAAGTCGGTTGGTTATGTCTTATCGGCAAATTTCATAAGCCAATGCGTAAAATCATTTGCGCGTATTATGGATTGAAATGGAGAGCTTTGAAAGAATACGTGCGCTCTTGGTTCATTGCTCCGGACCACAACATGATAGCCGACACACATAGATTCACGGGCCCAATGCACCCAGACAACTGTGAAAAACTGTTGAGAATCACGAGTGCATGGACCCCTCACGAAAACAAAGCATTCATTAGAGGTGGCACTAGAGCGGAGTTTATCTATAGTAGAATAGCGCTGGTGCCATTTGCAGGTGACTTCGAAATCCCCACTTCAAAACGATTGTGCAAAGGAATTCCTAGATCCAGTTTCACGCATACGGCCTTCACAGTGTTAGCAAATAGAAAGATCGGAAAGTCCATCGTTGGCTTCGACCAACCTCCGAAGACTTTAGCCAACACAATCATTCCTAAAGAAACAGCTAGAAGACGTCAAGCTCGCGATATGGGTTTTGAATTTAGCGAGGACGAAGTAGAAGCAGGCGCGCCACACGAATTACCTGAACGAGAGCAAGAGTATTCTGTTCGTTTGTTGGAAGACGCCCTGTTGCCAGAATATCGCGCACGACCAACAGACCAGAATGACGTGTATAAAGGCTTAACCAGACGGCACGCAATCTTACTTGATGAACTGAGTGTATCTTCTGCCGATCCAGTGGGCTATTCAGATGAATATGCCGAGATGCCCGATTTCGGACAAGACAACGGAGATAGTATACACCGCTGGTTCGATGACGACGTCGAATACACGATGAACAGCGAAGGTTTGAGCTATGAGGCAGCAACTGACTATAGCGAGTACAATGATGCCGTATCTGCAGATAGTTCTTTCAGTTATCATCGACATCAGCATCCCGCGTATCACTGTTTGCATCGATCTGGCGTCGTGTATGCCGCACATGACCACGAAAGCATGGACGAATCATTTGAAAGGGACAGAACGGAACTCTTGCAGCAGTACATGCCAGACAATTTCGCGAGACAAGTGGATCTCGATGACTCTTACAGCGTGTATCGTGAAGATGTGTTAGAGATTCCACCTGGCGATGTGGGCGGATACATCGTACGATGCGGTTTGAGTGAAGTCAACCTGGAGTGGAGCAGAGCATTCACCACATTCGTCACCCCAGAAGGTCTGAAAATCAACAATCCGAGCGAGGTGTTAGAGATGATGAGGATATCAGATGAACAGATAGAGCGAACCTATGTCGAAAAAGACTTCCCAATGAGCGGCGCCCAGTTGTACACACCTGTTGGTTCCATCTGCAAGATTGTCGAGCCATACACGTATGACCATAAACACCCCACTACTTTGGTCTGTGCTATCACCAATAGACATCTCGCGAGCACAAACGCGCCCGACCCACACGTGGTTAGAGACTTCGAACGCTTTGTGAGTGACGATATGACTATTCGGTGCGAATTATTTGGTTACCCCGACTTCGAGGTACAGAGTGCCGAGGCATGGTGCGCAGAGAAGAAAGCTTGGCCGGAATCGAAAAAGAAAAAGTATTGCGATTACATTACCAAAATACTCAACGTCGGTCACTTTCTCGGTTACGGTCACCCCAATTTCACGGCGATGGTTAAGAGCGGAGAGTTTAACTACGCTACCAGCCACGAAGTTTTCAGCGCTCGAGCTAGACTTATTTGGGACCCCGAAGATAGAATGATGTTCGTAGCTTGGTGCCAACAGTATTTCATCGCCGTAGCTAAACATTGGTACCGGGAGTTCATTCATGCTGTGAACTCGAAAAAATTGGCAGCTAAGATTAACACTTTCTTCGAGAATAAGAATCCTCACGAGTGGATGAGGACTTCATGGGACGGCTCGGCTCATGACTCGAATCAGCACGTTGAATTGATGCGCGCTGTTGACGATAAATTCATGGACCTGGTGTTTCCGAAGTTCTTGGAGATTTTTCCTATATCGACTAGACTCGCTTATGAGGTCCTCGATATATTAAAAGACCACGTAGCAAATCTACACGTAACGATCAATAAAACCTACGTAGGCAAATTTGTCTTATCCGGCACTACGTTTAGCGGACACCCAACGAAAACTACACTGGGAAACACGCTCAGAGTCATATATTATGGACTATTCACTGCCGCTCGCGCCGGTATTTTATACGACGATATTTTATATTTTGTGTCTGGCGACGATGCATGTTTGTGGATAAAAAACGATAAAGTGGCTGATTGGACAAGAGCTTTTTGGCAAATTTACGACGCGCCCAAGAGCGGTCGCGCACACGGGCTCGGACAAGCTGCCAAGATGTTAAACTTTGGTCATTGGTGGGATCTCGAGTTTATCTCCAAACGATCAATTTTGACATCAGAAGGCGTAGTAATCGTTCGAGACATCAAGAAAGCAGTCACAGGATCTAGATACTATGCTGGCAACGAGCTTTCCTATATTAAAGACCCCAGGACCCACGCTTACGCAGTTGCATATACCGAGCTTCATTCGTGCAAGTCTATGCCACTCACATCGCTCATATACCAAGCGAGACTGAATTATGGTATCAGAGACGAACGCGTGATATCAATGAGAGACAAAAAGTTCATCAACATTTCTATGAAAGATCAAGTAGTACATCCGTTAGATGAATTAGCCGCGTACTGTTGTCACACTGATATTAATCCCGATACTTTACTGTCAATTTTGTATAACTTGTCGAGTGTGACTCACCCCGGAGAGGCAGTACTCGTGCCAAACGAGCTCCTCAATTGTGACATTGGGGCTTGGTCTAGCCCCCTCATGAACATTAAAATTAGAATAGACCAGATGAAACCTAACCGAAGACGAACAGCAGTTAGAGCCGCTAACGGCAGGGTGAATCGAGCGCCCGTTTCAAAAATTAAACCTCGAAAGAAATCGGAGAATACGTTGAAAGCCCATCCAACCACAGACGTTCAATTGATGAGGGTCGACGGTCGCTCCAACCCCGTTTCTAGTAAAATGTTTCGCGATCGAACTGACGCGAATGAGAATAAGTCCCATTTTACAGATAGCGAGGTTGAATATGGCCAGTCGTTGGTAGACCCGTTCACTCACGTTAGAGCGAAAATACCTAACATATACCCAATTGAAACGTCTACTTACAATTTTGAATCGTCCACGACGTTATCATCCGACCCCAACGGGACATTACGAGTGTTGTTCCGTCCCTGGGACTTAGGCACCACCATAGCATCTTACACACCTGTCACATCGGCTAACGAATCTCAGCTAGTTGGCGGTACAGTCAACATAGCCTTTGCCGAGTTGTTATACGGCAAAAGAGACCACATCCTCACTAGGAGCCAGCTTGATTCACAAGGTTATAAAGAATTTTCAAAGCCTGGCGAGCGGATATATGTGTTTAAGAAATATGGAGGCGAAACCTCAGGCCCTATTGACACACTGCGTGTCGTGTCCGCAGGAATTAAATGCGTGAATGTATCTCCAGCCATTAATCGTAGCGGAGCATTAACCAGCGGACACACTATTCAATACGTGGCGAATGATAGTATCGATCAACTTAGACAACTTAGTACATCACACACTACTAATTGTGACGTGGAACATTCGGGTATTTATATACCCCATGAACCGAAATGTTATGATTTTTACACTTCCATGTGCTACGCTGTCTATAGAGCCCATATACTACCAGATGTTGATTACGAATTTTTTGGTTATTGGTCACCTTCATTGTTGGAGTCATTTTTTGAATGGCCCATATTTAACACCAATGCATGCGATATACCAGTTGGTAATGAAGTAGTTTCCAACGAATTAATGAACAACAACATCTATTTCGCCATTACCGGTGCTCCCAATCAAGATTTTCAATTCACATGGAGCATCAATTACGAGATCACTCCCAACGCCGATTATTACGGCATATTACAGCCATCCGCATCAGCTCGCGGTAATCAATACGCGGTGTTGGAAGAGCTCTCCACGGCTAGAAAGCCTAACGACTCTTTTTGGACCAAGGTGAAGAATGCAGCTCGCACTGCCGCTAACACAGCAAGCTTGATCCCAGGAGTCAAACCGTACTTGAAAATTTTGGAACGTTTGTTTCCTACTTTCTTCAATGTGCAGAAGAAACGGAAGTAGTTAGTGAATCATTCCTAACGTCGCGAACTGCGACTTCC